AACATTTGATTAGCTAACTTTACATTCTTTACAGAACGAATCATAATAGCATCCTCTAGTCTAAGCTCTTTCTGAGCTAAAGACATCTGTATGTTATTCTCTAGAAGTTGTTTCTCTTGAGCATCAGGAGCTACATCAATATCTATACCTATCTCGTGAAGGGACAAATCTTTAGTTAACTCTACAACTTTTACGTTACTCTCACCTAATGCAGAAGAGTAAGCCTTTAAAGGACCTGAGTACTCAACAACGTCTTGTATTCTTTGGCAAACACTTTGAGCTAATCTCTTAGTTATGTTTAAATAACCATCGTTAATTCTTCTAGTAGCGTTGTTAGAAGCAAGTAAAGCTAGCTTCTGAACACCTACTAAAGCCTCACTAGAAGGCTGAGAAGCATCTCTTGCCTCATTAATACCAGACACATCTCTAATCATTTGTAAGTTGTGTTGATAGATACGTATAAGGTTCATGACATCATTACCTATACCATTCTCAAGTTCCTGGATTGGCATGTACTGAGTTGCGTTACCCTCATCGTCTTGTCTTCTGTAGTATATATTACCAGTTTGGTCATATACTTCTTGTAATTCTAAAGGTGTGAATGTTCCACCATCACCCTTAGATACATTTTCTAAAGAACCTAACTCAAACGCAGCACCCTTTGGTCTAGCCTTAGCTAGTAAGTGTTGAATCTTAAGGTGAGATAATTGTACTTGGTCAGCGAAAGGAATCATTCTCTCCACTAAACTCTTACTACTCATCTTAAATAAGTTTGGCTCGTACATAACGTAAGACAGTCTAGTCTCAGATAGATTAGATTTAGGTCTAATCATATTCTCAGCTAAACTGTAATCAAATATGTAATCGGAACCGATAATAAATTTACCCTTGTAAACAACCTTTATTGACTTACCTATTTTCTCTCTTTTAGTCTTAGAGTTTTTAGAAGGTTCATAATTAGAGGACTTCTTGTTTACAGTGTAACCACCATGAGTATTTTCTTTCTTCTCATAAGTCATTGCGTGACTAGACATAAACTCTGCATCTAATATAGTTATAGAGAAATCATCGTAGTCTTTAAACTTAGTATTAGTTAAAGCAGAGTCGTTAGAGTAAGTAGGATTACCATTCTTAGCAGAGTAGGTTCTAGCAATATTTTCTAAGTCTTTTTCTGAGAACTGGTCTCCAGCCATTATACGTAAATCAGAAATACTTATATTGTATATCTCTCCTGCGTGCTGTATGTCTTTATAGTCTGGAGATGAAGAGTAAGATGTTATAAGTTTAGAAGGGTCTACATACTTAATCTTAACACCCTCTGATGGAGAGGTGTAAGATTTCACAGCAGCCTTATTTAGAACCGTCAAATCTCTAAGCATTCTCTTCTTAATCTCAGGGTAGTCGTTTATATTAAGAACCCAGTTTACACCTTGCTCTAAAGAAATCTCTACAGCTTGCTTATAATTAAGAGCCATATATAAGTCTAACTCCTCATCGCTCTCAGGGACAAAACCTTTAGGGTTGAAATCCATACCAGACTCCTGACTAACCTCAGCTAAGAACTCTTTGTTATTCATGTTGAATATCATATCCAACTTATCAGAATTTCTCTTATCTTGAGATACTGGGTCTATAGCGTTAGCCTTAACCTCGTACTCTTGATTATCCATTCCCTCAACAACAACATCTACAAACTTAGGTATTATAGCTACAGGACTCCAATCAAGATTTAAATAAGAACTATCACCTTCAGAATCTAAAAGGTCTTTATACTTATGTATGTCTTGGTTACCCTCAGCATAGCGTCTAAGCTTGTCGTACTTATCCCTCTTAGTGTGATAATTAAAATCACCATTACCTAACCAGTCTGAATACATCTGCTTAAGATACTGCAAGCCATAACTAGGCATAGCTTTCTCTTCGTTTGAGACTAAAGGAGATGGATAACCTCCTATGTTTTTATGTTTTTTGTTTGAGAACATCTATCTTATTTTTTTACTTATAAACCCTGAGTTACTATATTTCTTTAAAAAAGGTTGCTGTTTAACTTCCTCTTTTTTCTTTATTACTTTCACCTTTTGTGAAGCCAGTAAAGCTAAACTACTACTAATAGTAGCATCGAACTTTGTTCTGTTGTGTATATCAAATTCTGCCCAGTCCAAAAGTAAGTCATTAAAATAACATATCCTACTTCTCCTGTCTGTAAATTATAACCTACATAGTCATATATATAACTAGCTACTGCTTCAGCTTGTGCCTGTATAACAGCCTGACTGTTAGCAGGTATGCCTCTTTCTTTTTGCTTACCTCTAGAGAACTTAGTGTGAGTGTTTTCTGGTCTCTCCATTATATACTCCATATAACCTCTCCTTTCGAAGTGTCTTATTAGTCCTATCTTGTTATTCTCAACAAGCAAAGAGCAACCAAAAAACACACAACTCATAAGCATATCCTCATGAAACATCTCTGCCTTTGGAGGTCTAGCCAAGTACTCACATACAAACTGCATTGGTGCTCCACCCTTATCTAAGGTAAACTTATGTAGTATATGTAGAGAACCTTTAGAGAATCTACCATCAGTAGTTCTGTCATGGTCGTAAGGGTCACACCCTCCTACCAACTTTTGTGCGTTACCTGGATATTTCTTACCATTCTTTACAATGATACTATTCTGTTCATCTCCCTCAGGCATCCAAGATACTTTCCACTTACCATTCTTAGTAGGGTAAAATACAACTCTAGAATCTTTCTCTCCCTTCTCCCAAACAAAGTCACCTTGAGTTACTAGGTTAGGAACTGTTTCGTTGTGGTCTACCTGTTGGTATATTCTCTCAACATCGAAGATAGAGTTTTGAGCATCATTCCTGAACGCTTCTTCCTCAGTCCAAGGAAACTGTCGCTTATGTTCAGATAATGCCTGTGTGTCCTCCTTAAGGCCTTCTCTTATATTAGAGAGGTATTCTTTAGCTCCTATATCTATAGGTATGCCATCTATACCCATGACTGGTTTCTTTGGAGTATCTATAACACTGTTACCAAACTCATCTATAAAACCTTCTAGGTTCTCATAAGCAGGTATAAATAAACTCCACAGCCCACTTTTAGTTTGACCATTAGGATTTAATTTCTCTATATCTGAAGATGAGTATATATCCTTATACTCTTGTCCTCCATCCTCCAACTTGTTAGCAGTAGAACCCATAAGGCATTTACCTACAACCTTTCTACCTAAGAGTAAACAAGTCTTTGTAACTCCCCAATTCTTCTTTATAGAGTTTTGCCCAGTCCACTTAGCACTCTCATCGTGTGCTAGCATCCTAAGTTTCTCACCATCGTAACTATTACTTCCTGTATTTTTCCAGTCTAAAGATGAATTAAGTGCAGAGCTTTGCTCTATATACTTTTGATTCTTAGTTATCTTTTTCGCTGGCTCTCTAAAGGCCAGCTCCATACGTGGGTTTGTTGAACCATCTTGTATAGGTTGAAAGAAGAAAGGATAGGCTCTATATATTCTTACAGCTTTATCCGTAAACATAGTCTTAGCATCTGCACCAGTCTTAGATAATATACCAAATCTACTTTCAAATACTGAGGTAGCTTGGTTTATAAGTTCTGAAGATGTCATATATGAAAATCCAGAACGTCTATTCTTAAGGTAACACATACCAAAACATGTAGGGTCTTTCTTACACGCTTCCCAAAAAACAAAGAACTTTCTATTTACCATCCTAAATTCAGGATAACCAATATCTATCTTACTCCACTGTATGTACATGTAGTGAGGGCCTGGAATCCAAACAGCCTCACCATTTAGATACATCCATAAACCTTCTTCTCTCCTTCTAAATTCCTCTTCTATATACTTAACATACTTTACAGCGTTATCTCTCTTGAGGTCTTTAGGTATATCCTCTCTTTCCCACCTTTGGTTTTTCTTAACCCTATTGTGGTATAGTATCTTAGACTTAGCTGGCTTCTTAGGTAAGACAATCTCTACACCTGCGATAACCTCAACCTCGCCCTCATTACCTGGAAAAAGAACTACCCTCTTCATCTCTTAGCTTTTCTTTCTGCAAATGATGCTTCAAAGTCTGCTTCTCTTTTTAAAAGGCCATCCTCACCATCACCGTATATCTTAACCTCTAATTCCTTTATACTTAGAAGTATCTCTTCGCAATCTATAAAGCATTCTTTCTTTGCTTTAATTGCGTTACGTCTTTTCTCATCAGAGAGTTCTACATCTAAAGGTTTTTGAATTTCCTCTAGTAAAATATCTACCGCACTTTTACCTGCGTTAATTAACTCCTCTAACTTTTTTTTAGAATACTTATCACTATTATTCATACACAGCTAAAATATCTATATCTCTCATACGCAGAAGCTCCTCTCCATTAATATCCATATCATACTCAGAGTTTTTGGTAAAGATAATTTTATCCCCTACTTTTACTCCCATCTCAGATAATCTTTCACTAGGGTGTTTAACTACACCTCGTTCAAGAACGTCTTCAACTTCTGATTTTATGTATATACCACTATCAGTTTTTATGTCAGATTCCTCTTCTACAATCTGCTCTATCAAGTTCCAATGATGGACTGTCTTGACTTCACCCTTTCTCTCTCTGGCATATATCTGGTTTATCTGAGCGAGATAAACATCTTCTTCGTCTATGTATTTAATATGATTATCTTCTTTTGGCACAAAGTGGTGAAACCAAACCTTATCCCCTTTCTTTACATCAAAATCTACAGATGTAGTTTCTGGTGCTACAAAAACAATCCCATATCTTCTAGCATGAAACATAGGGTTATAACTCGTATTAAGGACTAACTCTAAGTCTCCACACTTTAGCGTATCTTCTTCTGGCTTTTCTATCTTTATCCAGAACTGGTCTTTAATTAACTTCATATTTATCTCTTTAATTTAATTAGTATACTATATAATCCTTTGCAATATCTACCTTATATTCGATTGCAGTAGGTTGATTAAAGAACCTTTTCCAAGGCCTAGAGACATCTTCTCCTTTAATCTTTACGTAGACATCGTAAACAACTTGTTGATTCTTTATCCACGTTCTCTCGTCTTGTATTATAGCGGTGACTTCAATCTCACCTGCTTTCATCTTTTGTCCTACTTGATAAGTAAGGCCCTGCTTTAAATCACCTATTGTGATTTTTCTTATAATTAAACTCTCTTCCATATTTTATTTTAAATTGTATTATGGTGCTGGTATAGTGATTGTACCACTGCTTTCAGTTATAAGCCAATCAGAGTCAGTGTATCCAGCTAATAAAGTAACTGAAGAATATTTATTAGCAGCTTCTGCTGCTAACAACATATTTGTTTCCTTATTAATAACTTCACTACCATTCCCTGTAATAGTAACGTTTTGACTTGAAGTATTAATTATTCTTATAGAGCTACCACCTAAAGATGATGAAGCTGGCAACGTTAGAGTTTGAGAAGCAGTAGTCCCTTTGAATATAACTAAGTCATCTTCAGCCAATATATTTGCTGTAGCAGTCAACTCTCTTATACCTGTTGTTACAGAAGAAGCTGCACTTAAAGTAACCTTACCTGAGTTATCTATAGTTAAGGCTGTTACTCCTTTGTTCTTAAATGTGAAATCCTCAGTAGTATTATTATACTCTATTTGTCCCCCATTACTTGTAGGTAAAGTTCCAATATCTCCAAAAGAAACACTAGACGTACTACTAGCACCACTAACAACAGACATACCACTATTAGATGAGCTTTCTATAACTAAATCATTAGAGTTAGCAGGAGGTGTATAACTACCTGGAGAACTCCCATCTGATATTGTTACGCCACCTGTTGACTCTATAGTACCACACTCTATCCCAGAAGTAGAAACCTTAAGGGTAGTGTCTGTTCCGTCTCCGTCACTAACTGTTTTAAAAGAAGCATCAACTCCACCATCAACCTTTAGTAGGTTTTGATAAGTAGAGTTTATCGAACTTCCAGATAAATTATTTCCCATTTTATTTTTTCTTTATTTTTTCTATAGACCTACCTGCAAAGTAAGCCCCATATACTGTTATTAATAATGTTTGATATATTGGTATATAACTTTCTTGTATTACAAAGCCTCCTATATTCCCATCAAACAATGACAAAGTTACAAAAATAATTGTTAAGAATATACATATTAATGGTCGGATGTTTTTACTAAGCCAGTTGTCAGACTTCATATCAGCCTCCCAACGTCTAGTAACTTGCTCCTGAGCTTGCGACTCAGCCTGCATAAGAACTTCCTGTATCTTTCTTTGAGCTTCTAGCTTTTCCTCTTTAGACGTAGTTAGATTGTCAAGCACATCACCGACTTGCTTAACTACTCCTCCACCTAAAAAGTTTAATAACTTACTCATACGTCTGCGTATCTATATTTAGTATCTCCATCCTCATTTTTATAGGCTTCGAGTACTTGCTTTCTATTATCTTTAGATTTTAAAGATATATGTATCCAAGAAAAATCAAACTCATTAATCATCTGATCAAACTCTAAACCTGAATCTAAAATCCACTCATAGATAAGTTCGTTCATCATCTTCCCCATCTGCCAAAACTGGATGTCCAATGCCTCACCTTTGCAATGCTGCGAAGAAACGCTGCCCCCAATAGCACGATTGAGCGACGGGTTACGATAACCACTACTGA